TTGCCGGTTAATACGCCTGTGAAGTTGTAGGCAATCCGGTTTAGCTCGGCGCCAGAGAGTGTGTAATTGCCGGTTCCGGCGACATTGATAGACGTGTAGTCAAAAGCTGAACTAGTGGCGCTGGCGCTCAAACCTATGGTGTAGAACGCGACGCCGTCACAGATGACCATTGCAGATTGGCTGATGGTCAGGGTCAGCGTTGCGGCGCCATTGATGAGCTCTGCCCCCGCCGGGTCAATTGTGATTGAGCTGGTTCCGCTATTGCGGATGTAGCAGAACCAGTCATCGCCGAGGGTAGCGGCCGCTGTGAGGGCGAGCGTTCCAGACGCGCCGCCCCAATTGATCATACGGGCCCGCTCACCAGCGCCCAGAGTATAGTTTGAGTTTATATCATCGACCACGATCGCTTGGTTGAGCGTCGTCGTGATGGCCTTAAGGCCAGCACCAGCAAGAGCTCCGACATTTGCGGTAGACGTCGCAGCGCCAAACTCATACGCAAACCATACGCCAGCAGCCGTCGTGTTTGAGGTCATGTAGACCTGCCACAATTCGCCTGACGCGATGGAGCAGATCGTCGTGCCAACGCTGTTGACGACATCAAATGTCGTGCTGCCGACGTTATTGAACAGGAAGCACTCGCCGACGCTTGCCTGGTTCGCCTCCGGCACGAAAACCTTGCGGCTCGCGCCAGTCGAGTTGACGTTCATAATTCTTGCGGCGACATAGTCAGCCGCAGCATTCGGGGCGTTCGTCTCAAGCGGCCACGCCAGCGTGACGTCAGCGGCGCTGAGGTTAAACGCCAGATAGGACACGTCGGACGGGTATATGTTAGTGCCGCCAAAAACGTCTGTGTAGGTGGTCATTTAAGCCTCCGTCCGCTTGGCTGAGCGATCAAGGATCTTTGAGAGATCCTCACCATTGAGGGCCTGAGCGGCTCGATCATACATTTGTTGCCACACGCCAATGCGCTCGTCGTTCTTCAGGAACGGCGTCGCCTCAAGCAGGGAGGCGTAGAGAAGGAGCTGCGGCGCGTATTCGGTGAGCCAGTTGCTCTGATTGGTGTCGTCGAGGAGGGGTATCAATTGATAGACAAGCACCTCAAAGGGATAGGCGGCATCTGGCGTTGGTGAGACGATCCAGTTGGTGTAGTCGTAGTCGGCGTAGAATACCGGCACACCAGTTAGATCGCGATTGGGCCAGTACGAGCGGATATATTCATAAGAACGAGGCCACAATTGAGTGTACTCGCTGTTATTTGTGCCTTGGCCGAAGTTGAACGACACCGTGGTGCGCCAGCGGTCGGGCTTGGGATAGACTGCGAGGCCCGGCTGGAAGTTGCTGGTCACGACGTTGATGAGGCCCTGAACCTTGAGCTCACGGGCTATGCGACGCTCGGCCAGATTGATCAGGCGCGGCAGTTGCTCGTAGACGATCTCGTCTGACGCCAACGTGAAGCCGCGTTCAAGATACCGCCTGAGATCTGTCTGCAATGATGCGAACGTCGTCGTCGTTGCCATTATTTAGTCCCTTGGCAGTACCCGTCACGACGGGCATTGTTCACCTTGACCTCAGTAATCGTCTCCCGCGTGTCTTTGGAGGACCAAGAGATGTCCTTCCAGACCATGCATGCGGTCGTGTTAGTCGCGACGGTGCCCGTCAGTGTCGAGCAGCCGCTCAGGAGAAACGTCGACGTTATCACCAGCACGAACCGCATCTTGAACTCTCCTGAGAGCGTCAGCCGTGGCCGCAGCCGTTATCTCGGCAACGGCGTCAGCCCGTATCTTAACATAAACGCCGCCCAGAGCCACTACGATCAGGCCAGCGATTGCGATGTAGCGGCCGATCGGAGTAAAGAGGAAAGCGATCATGCGCCCTCCTCGTCAAGCCTCTGTTTGCGAAAATACCAGATTGCGCCCGCTGCTACCATGATGACGAGGCACACAACGGCAGTGCCGCTCATGGCTGACAGCATGTCGCCGCCTTCCTTGATGATCGGCATGACTTCCTGCACCACAGCAATCGCGCCAGCGCCACCGGCAATAACAGCGCCGTTAGCCTCCTTGGACTGCATGATGGACTTCGACGCCTTTGGCTGGTCGGGATCTGTGCGGGCTTCGTCATTGCAGACGGGCTTCTCGGTGTCCATGCCGCGCCAGAGCTTTACTTCGGCACGACGACGGCGAACTAGGCCCGGTAATTCCTTACCACCGCCCTTGGTCCATTTCATGAACTCAGCGGGGACTTCGTCAAACTTCTCAGCGTTGACCTTCTTTAGCAATGTGGACTTTTGCAGAGCGCCCACACCAGCATTGTAAGCAAAATCAACGAGCGCATCAAATTGACCTTGAGTGATGCCGACCGTGACAAGTTTCCGTACACCATCTTCGTACTGTCCCATGTCACGCTGGAGGATTTCCTCAGCGTTCTCTTTGCTGATGACCATGTCGGCGCTGACGATTGGCGCTCCGGCTGCCGAGGTGTGGCCGTAGCCAATGGTCCAGACCAAGGCAGGGCATTTATAGGCCTTCAGCCGGAGGCCTTCAAATTCTTTGACCAGCGCAAGGCCGTCTGCGGACATCTTCATTTGGCGGCTCCGATCTCAAACGTGAGGTTAGCGTGATCTGGATAGTTCATGAGGACTTCGCCCTCTGGGCACTTGTAGCGGATGTGCGCCAACAAAGTGGCCCTGCCAGGCGAGACCTTGGATGGGTTCTCGATAGATATTGTATAGCCAAACTTGTCGATCTTGTCCGTCGCAGGCCCCGAAAACTTTGCAATAGACGGGGTTGCATTGTGGACTATGTATCTGGCGTCCCGTACTTCGAGGTAGAATTGCTCAACTGAGCAATCGTCTCGTATCTTCCTGCGGGCAGCGACAACAGCAAACTCTCCGTCGGCTGGGCCGTGGGTGATGCTGAAATGCTCGGCTGACCATTCAAGGATCGGCTTCCTGAAGAACCCGACCTTGTCTATCGTGGTGTAGCCACCCGCAACCATGGCCAAAAGCGCGGTAACCGCGCCAACTGACTTTGTGACACGGTCTATATCCATTATTTACCTAACCAACGCTTCACAGTTTCAGTCTCGTAAATACGTATGCCCGTCCAAATGATGGTGAAAATGGCGGCGACGGATGGGAGCACGTTGACCAGCGTTCCTATAACTGTGACGACTGAGAGCCCATCGGCGATGTGTTTTAGGGTTTCGCCGCCATTATCGGTCATGACACTTCCTCTTTCACGTCCTGCTCAAGTTTGCCCGTCAAGAACGCAAGGTTTTTGGCTAGTCGGGCATCGTCTGGGGACTTCTCGCACGCCAGCTTTGCTTGAGCGATTGAGATGTCATTGAGGCCAAGGCGCCAAGCAGCGACGCAGGCGAGGTCATGGGCCATGTGCCCCCAGACCGCAGGATCGCAAGTGTAGACCAATTGCTTGTCTACTATTTTAAGGGCTCGCATGGAAAAAGCCAAGCACTCTTCCCAACGATTTTGCATGTACATGAGCATGGCCAGCGCACACCAAGGCTCGCGAGTATTGGGCGCCTCAGCAGCAGCGAGGTGGAACCACTTCTCCGCTTGACCCAGATCGCCAAGCTCCTCATGACACTTGCCCATGATCCGCATCGCGTAGCAGCGCTCGTTATGCCATGTCGCGTCCGGTAGGCTGAGGTATCTGTTCAGCTCCTTGAGAGCCTCTTCCCACTTTGCGTAGAAGCTCAGCTCACGGGCGTAGTAGAATGCGTTGCGTGGGCACAACGGATCCTCTTTGACCGACATCGCCAAGAGCTCAAGGTACTGGCCACGGCTCTTGGTAGGGTCAGGGTGGTGAGTGACCATCAACATGTCGCTGTCGGCCCACACTTCTTTAATGCGCGGGTCTGTGACCGGATATTCGTGGCATGGGTGGTGCCAGCGGTATCCATGACGAGCGTGAATTTTCTCGTACTTGAACCGGATGCCGGCGCCCCAATCAAAGAAATAACGCAGGCGCGTTGTTCCATTGATCCATACGCGCTCCATCTCTTCGCGCCAGCCAGGCTCTAAAAGCTCGTCCAGATCCAGACTGATGCAAATATCAATATCCCTGGGAATAAGAGCAAGAGCAGTGTTGCGAGCGATATCAAACCGCCAAGGACTGATGCAAATGTCGTGTACGACAGCACCGTGCTCACGCGCCTTCGCGGCTGTTTCATCGGTGCTTCCTGTATCTGCTATCAGGATCAGATCAGCATCCTTTGCTGATTGGCAGAAACGGTCAACGAACTGCTCTTCATTCTTGCTGATTGCATACACACAAATAGCCAAAGCAATCTTGTGCTTTGAGTAAGCGTACACCCCTATTTCGGCATCGACAGTTGACC